TTGAAACCCCAGAAGAGGCTGTTTCTGCGAAATGGCTAAAGGTGGCTTTGCGATGAGTGTTGATGAGGCAATTGCAAGGGTCAAGCTGATGAACTCGCTAGGGGAGGATGCTTACATCTGCGAAAAATTTGGTGGAGAGCTTTGTGTTTTGTCCGAGGATACAAAAAAGCTATTGGTTAATCGTAATGCGCAACTTATTGAGATTTGCAGGGTGGCCCGATGAGTGAGCTTGGCTTAAAGCGATATCCGGTAAGAATTGTTAACGACCATCAGAGAGATGAGTTAGCAAAAACCATTCGCAGCATTGAGACGTCTCGCAACAAGCCTATCTTAGTCACGATCACAGACAAGCAGGAAAAGCGTTCTCACGCCATTAACCGTTTAGCTCACATGTGGTATTCGGATTGCGCTGAACAGGGTAGAGAGTACACGCAGGGGCAGGTGAAGTGTATGGCAAAGCTAAAGTGGGGCGTTCCTATTATGCGCAAGCATGAAAAGTTTAATACACGCTGGATGGATTTAACGCAGTACAAGGAAATTGAGCAGGACGATGAGATGGTGTTAATTACGCCAGCATTTCCGACCTACGAGGATCAGGTCGAATTAATGGAATATCTGCCAGTGACTTCCTTGATGACCAATCCAGAGATGAGTGAATTTATGCACCAGTTCCAGGCAATGATGGGTGTGCGGTATCAGCTTACCGACCCTCGCCTTCAGGGGATTGAGTTGTGATTAAGCTGCAGACGTTATATTTAATAAAAATCTACTGGCCGGTTGTCATGCTAAAAACGCGTTTGCGTGGACTATGTAAAAAGGCTTACAGGGTTTACAAAGTAAAGTTTAAGAAACACTGCCGCTGCGCTTACACCGTTAAGCCTAACTTGACTGACGTTCTTTGTGAGCATTGTGGTGGCATCCAAAAGCATTCGAGGTGGAAGTGATGGCGATTAAGCTAGATGCCGCTGACACTTGGTGTAGCAAAGTTGTTAGGCAAAAGGCCAATTATACCTGCGAGTTTAGCGGTAAGAGCGATGGTCGAATGGAGTGTTGTCATATCTATGGCAGACGAGCAAAGAGCGTTAGGTGGAGTTTAGATAACCTGGTATGCCTTTCACACTATCAGCACCGTTATTTCACTGAAAACCCTACTGAATTTACTGAATGGCTAGAGGGTTATTTAGGCAAGGGTCATATGGATATGTTGCTAGAAAAAAAGAACGTGCTGATGCCGACCACCAAGCAGTTAAGAAAAGAAATTGCAAAGCATTATCGTGATGAGTTTCGCAAGATGGAGGCTGACGAGTCGTATAAGCCGATCAGCTACAACTGAGGTAACAGGATGAGTTTAGAGCATTTAAAAAAGTATTGTGTTGGTGACAACCAGGAAACCACACTGCAGGCGGTGATTGACACTGGAAGTAACCGAAAGGCAGCAGAAAAACTGGGTAAGAATCGCCGATCAGTAGACATCATGATCAAGAGGTTGCGTCAAAAGGCTGCTCAAAATGCAGAAGCACCAGATGTTGATGTCAATCACAAGACGATGGAGGGCTTTACGGCAAAGCGTGTGTCAACTGCGTTTGGGCCGGAGGGTGATATTAAGCTGCAGTGGGTCATTCAGGAGCAGGATAAAGTCCAGATTGATGCGATGCTTGATGAGTTCCGTGAAGGTTTGCGCGATGACCTAAAGGGCTTGCACAAGCCAATTACAGCACCTGATGAGACCCTTGATGGCCTGATGAACTGTTACATGATCGGTGATCATCACGTAGGGATGCTGGCCTCCTCAAAGGAGACGGGCGAGGGTAATTACGACACTGATATTGCGGTTGGTTTACTTGAGGATGCAGTGGACTCTTTAGTGGCTAGAAGCCCTAAATCAAAGCGCGGCTTGCTGTGTAATTTAGGTGATTTCTTTCATGCTAACAACGAGGCTGGGACGACAAAAAATTCTACCCCACTTGACACGGACGGACGCTATGGGCGAACCGTTAGGGAAGGGGTAAACCTGTTAAAGCGCGTTGTTATTCGCCTCCTTGAGCATCATGAAGAGGTGACAGTGTTAAACGTGCGCGGTAATCATGACAGTGATCCGGCGCTTTGGTTAAACGAGGCGATGAAGATGTATTTTGAAGATGAGCCGCGAGTGACAATTCCTGACAACTATTCAAAGTTTACGCATCTAGAGTTTGGCAACAATCTTGTTGTTCTGCATCACGGTGACAAGATTACGCCGCAACGCATTTATGAATCTGTGACTCGTCGGCTGTCTGCTGAGTGGGGAAGGACTAAGTATCGGTTTGGATGGCTGGGTCACCTTCATCATAAAAAAGTGCATGAGCAGGGGGGCATGGTCTTTGAGGTGTGGAATGTGTTGGCAAATCCAGATAGCTGGCACGCAAGTTCGGGATTTGGATCATCGCGCTCTATGACTTGCGTAGTTTTGTCAGAGGAGTACGGAGAGGACAGTAGAGTGACCGTTAACCCTGACAGGATAGAGGGTGAGAAAAATGAAAAACTATAAGGTCGGCATGACAACCGAGACGGTTGCTGTATCGGCAAAAGAGGACTTTACCAACAAGGATATCGAATCGGCAATTAGATTTTTAGAGGCGCTAAAAAAGCGCAAGGCAGAGGTGGAAGATGATTGATTTTCAAGCAGACTACCAAGACTGTGTTGATAACTCTTGGGATGATCTGGCGCAAAAGTATTGGAACATCATGGCAACGGCAAAGGGCGATGTTAAAAGAAACGCGCTGCTGTCATTACGTGACGAGGTGACCGAGCGAGTGCTTAGGCTTCCAAAGTCAGAGGAAGACATTGCGATGTTGAATCCAACGATGTGCGTTAACTGTGAGTGAGCTTCTTGCGTTATTAACACCTGGTGCGCCTGAGATTCAGGCTGATGTCATACGCGGAACGACAAAGGACAAGATTAGCGCAAGGGACGTTGTATCGTGTTTGTGCCGTGTAGATCGACACACGTATCTGTATGCCTTGAGTAAGTTCTGTTTGGATGATTCATCAAGAACCGAGCTAAACGCGCTGACAATGCAATATACGCGCACGCAAGGGTATTCTACGCAGGACACAGAGCCAGATGATGTTGTAAACCGGTTAGGGTTAGCGGCATTGAACTATGCGATCTCTTCTTCACGCTGCAGGGCGTGCAACGGCACTGGTGAGACTAAGATAGCTAGCAAGGTTGTTGTATGCACAAGCTGTGGTGGTAGTGGTAACGCAGACATGTCGGTTCGCAAGTTGTCACGCATCTTGGGTGTTGGTAGGTGGCGTGCAAAGAAGGTCTGGCTTCCACGATTTAAGCAGCTAGTGTCTGACTACCAGATGAAGGACGATGCGCTACAGACGGTGATAAAACGAGGGTTAAGGGATGAGTAAGGGCAGTGAGCAGAGGCCGTGTGATCGAGAGGCATTTAATAAAAATTACGATGCGATATTTGGTCAAAAGCCTAAAGAAAAGACAAAAGAAAAAAAAGATAAAAAAAATTAGTATATGTTTAGGTTTACCAGCCAATAGATGGTTAAATATTCCCAAGATAGGGTTTCTTTCAGTACAGTAAACGCTTTCTTAACCTCCTTCTTTTGGTCGCTGACGCGGCCTTTTTTATTTTCTGACCTTGGGACTGCAAAGTACCCCAGGGCTAGGTGATCTATGTCTCGACCAACTGTAATGACTGATGATGTGCTCTCAAAACTAGACACTGCATTCTCAATGGGATGTACGGACATTGAGGCGTGTAATTTTGCAGATATCAGCAAGGCTACACTGTACCGCTACCAGGAAGATAATGAGCAGTTTAGAGACCGAAAAGAGGTCCTAAAGGCCAATCCCTTTATGCTAGCACGATCAGTGTTGATTGATGCACTGCATGATGGTGATGTAAACACCGCACATAAGATGATAGACCGCAAGGAAGGGTCAAAGGTTGCGGTAGATCACAGTAGCTCAGACGGCTCTATGAAGCCGACAATGATACAGCTTATGCCAGTGACGCCAGATGCAAACAGCGACGATTAATCTGCCTGAGAAGTTAGTTCCTGTATTTGGTGGAGACTTTCGCTATCGAGGAGCCTACGGAGGCCGTGGTAGCGGTAAGACAAGAACCTTTGCATTGATGACCGCGATTAAGGGTTATCAGTGGGGCATGTCAGGCCAAGCAGGTCAGATACTGTGCGCTAGGGAGCATTTAAACTCACTGGATGAGTCTTCACTTGAGGAGATCAAGAGCGCCATTAGGTCGGTTGATTGGTTAGCTGATTACTATGAGGTCGGTGAGAAGTACATCCGCTCAAAGGATGGCAAGATTAGTTACGTGTTTGCAGGGTTGCGGCGTAATCTAGACAGTATTAAGTCTAAGGCTCGGATACTGGTTGCATGGATCGATGAGGCAGAGCCGGTATCAGAAGAGGCGTGGCGTAAGCTAATCCCAACGGTACGTGAAGAGAACTCCGAGATATGGGTCACTTGGAATCCAGAATCAACGCGTTCTGCAACCAACAAACGATTCAGAGAAGAGCCTCCAGAGAATTCAAACATTGTTGAGCTTAATTGGCGCGACAATCCGTGGTTTCCAGATGTTTTAGACGCAGAAAGGATAGCCGATAAAAAGGTTAGACCTGATGTCTATGATCACATTTGGGAGGGAAGCTATCTAGCGGCCCATGAGGGTGCTTACTACTCGCATTTGATGGAAGAGGCAAGGCGCGAGGGAAGGGTCGGTAACGTTCACCACGATCCTTTAATGGAGACAAGAGCCTACTTTGATATCGGTGGTACTGGTGCTAAGTCTGATGCTACAAGTATCTGGACGGTGCAGTTCTACAAGTCAGAGATCAGGGTATTAGGTTACTACGAGGCACAGGGTCAGCCACTGGCTACGCATGTTGCCTGGTTACGTGATCAGGTACAGGATATTAAGACCGTTGTGTTACCGCATGATGGTCGAACGCACGATAAGGTCTACTCGGTCAGTTATGAGTCAGCCCTACGTGATGCAGGGTTCAATACGGTGGTTGTGCCAAATCAGGGTACAGGTGCTGCAGGTGCAAGGGTAGAGGCTGTGAGGCGTATTTTACCTTCTGTCTACTTTAACGAGCCTGCGTGTAAGCCAGGAATGGAAGCCTTGTCCTGGTATCACGAGAAGAGAGACGAGGCAAGAAACATCGGGCTAGGCCCAAATCATGATTGGTCAAGTCACGCAGCAGATGCCTTTGGAATGATGGCGGTGGTTTATGAGCCACCTAATGCATCATGGGGTAAGCCGCTAAAGGTTAATTTAAAAGGTATCGTATGAGCAGGATAGCAGGCATTTTAGAGGGTATTGAAGACATCTACTCTCGTATGCAACGTGCTAACAATCAAGGGTTTGATACTGATCGCGTGCTTTATCATCACACCGATGCTGATAATATTGAGGAGTTTGTGCCCTCGGCAAAGGGTAAGTTAGGGGCTGGGATATACACATCCCCAAACCCACAGTACGGTGAGCGCTATGCAGACAACGCAACAGGTACAGCTAACGTGCTACCTCTCTATGCTAGAGGGCCGATAGCAAAGGCTGCAGACATTGACGCGGCATCAAGTCTTTCTCGCGATATGTTAAGTGCAAAGGGTAGGCCGTTTGGCACGCAAGAGTGGAAGGCTACAACAAACAATATTTTAAAAGAGCAAGGTTTTACCGGCAAGGAAGTGGCCGAAGAGGTGTCAATCTTTGACCCTGAGAATGTACGCTCAGTAAACGCCGCGTTTAATCCAAACAAAAGCGACAGTAAGAACATATTGGCTGGTGCTGGGGGCTTAGGTCTGTT